CTGGCTGTAAAACTATACCAAATTATAACATCTCTGGAGAAAAAATAGCATTGTATTGTTCTATACATAAAACAGCAGATATGGTAGATGTGAAACATAAAACATGCGAATTTCCTGGCTGTAAAACTATAGCAAATTATAATAAACCAGGTTATAGTCCTATATTTTGCACACAACATAAAACGCAAAATATGATTAAAAATCCAACAAAAAAATGTAATATATGTAAAAAGAACCAAGCTTTCTATGGTAAGAATAAAACTCTTGCACATTGTGAAGAACATAAACTTGATAACGAGATTAATTTAGTAGAAAAAACATGTAAAAGTTGTGGACTAGATTATTTACTAGATGATAAAGAATTATGCGAATTTTGTAATCCACTAAAATTTACAACAGGAAGATTAGCTAAACAAAACGCTCTTATGGAATATTTAGATATACGAGGACTAGAAGGACATAGCACTGATAAAATAATTAATTCCGGCGAATGCGGAAAAGAACGACCAGATAGAATATATGATTTATCAGATAAAATTATTATTTTAGAATGTGACGAAAATCAACATAAAGATAGACAGTGCGTTTGTGAACAACAACGTATGATTAATATTTCAAATTCGTTTGGTGGAACTCCTGTTTATTTTATTAGATGGAATCCTGATAAATATAAATCATTAATCCAAGTTCCTATAAATATTAGACATAAAGTATGCGCGGATATAATATTAGATATTATAAATGCGAGAATACAGCTTCCAAAAAATTTAACATCCGTAATATATTTGTATTTTGATAATTTTAATCAAGATGATATAACAAATTGGCTGAAAGTTCAATAATTATTATTTTATGATTATAGTAAAAAAATAATTATTATTTATCGCGAAATTATTGTTCGGTATCTGTGTCTTGTTGTGACGCCTTAAATACATCGCGGTCTTCTGGTGCAAATTTTGTATAAATCAATTGTGCCAACAATTCTAATTTTGCATTAGCATCACTAGCTGCTTCGAACATTGCTTTATTATTAGCGAAAATATTCGGTATCATTTTTTTTTCTATGTTAGTATATTTTTCGACAATGCTAGTCGCTAACCCTGGTTTTTTATTACGTGTCTCTTGAATATACATTTTTATGAATTGTTCCTGGCTATCGTCATCTGGTGGCGTATCGTTGGATATAGAAACAACATCGGCAGGCTTTGCTTTCGATTTTGTTATCTTTTTTGTCTGCAATGTTGTCATTGATTCTGAAATATTATGAATTCGGATTTTCAAATCAAGAATTTGCTCATTTGCACGAATTGCACATTCATTGAGTTTATTTTCCAACGATTCAATTCGTGAATTTGCATTCAGTGCAGAAATATTCTTGTTTATCAAATCAAGTTGCCCAACCATAGTTTTTTCGAGAAGCGTGATTTTTTGCACGAGTTCGCTAACAATATTTTCGGTGGACATTTCTGACATATTTTATAATTATATTTCATTAATTCAATTTTTTAATAAGCATTTGATAATATTCATAAACCAATATTAATACTAATATTATAATACAAAATATATAAAATAGTAATTCTAATATCGTATACAATAATGTAATCATTACTAATAAATAGAATCCATTTATTAATGATTTATGAAATTTCTATTTATTATTAAAAATGAATTTTGTAAGTATTAATTTAATAGATAACAGCTATACAAATTGATATAATAGATATAAATGTCAGTTCCTCTTGAATATTTGAATTCGGAAAAGTATGTCGAATATCGCGGTTCAGTTATGGCTAGATTGGACGCGATATATATGCCTATTTATATATATTTCACTATGCCGATTACTGCACAAAACGAAATGGTATTGCGCATAGAAAACTCTATATATCAGTCAAGTAAGTTGAAATATAAAAACGGTTCTGATAAATTAATTTTTATTATGGAAGAAGATTTTATTAACTGTTATGCAACAATATCTTATAACATATTAAATTATATAAGCAATAATAACGATTTTGCAATAAAAATATTACTGAGTACAAAATTGCAAAACAATATCGGATTTATCGAAGTTGCCGATTTAGTACCTGAATTATATAACAATATTCTAGATATTATTAAAGTTCGCAATAGTCAAGTAGTAGCAAAAAAATTCAGTTCATTATATAAATGTCCAAAATGCCATGCTAAACGTGCAGAAATCGAAGTAGTACAAATGCGATCATTTGATGAACCACCTAATATAACAGCACAATGCGCTGAATGTAATCATCGTTGGACTATGGGATAAAATACCATTCAAATTGGATAACAAATCAAATGTTAATTATTTTTTTATATCTGTTTTTATATTAATCAATAATAAGAGATTTTTTATAAATGCAAAAAGCTAATATAGGATTGCAATTTCATATACCAGCAGGAAAGTATACGCATTTAAGTCACGAATTTATGCAAACATATAATTCAGTCCCTTTATTACAAATATTCATTTCTACATTTAAGCATTTTGACTTGCTTGATAAAGTACCGAAACTTATTATACATTCTAATATTGATACTTCTATATGGAATAGTAAAGAAAATAAAATAAATATAAGGGGTGTCAATTATTTAAATTTTCAAATTAGTGAAGCTTTAAAATCTGGTCATAAAATAAATGGATTTGTTATTCATTTACCATTGTGCTCAGTAAATTTAATAGCTAATATTATTCGGGGTATTTCCGAAAAAACAAAAGGAAAAATAAAATTATTATTAGAAATGCCATCCAGAAAATGCCCAAGTTGCGATTTTAATACACCGCGATCGCTAGTTAATTTATTGAAGTCTATAAAACTTCCACCATCAAAAGTTGGTATATGTATAGATACAGCACATTTATGGGCAATGAATATTGATATTAGTAATTATGTAAATACAAAAAAATGGCTAGATGAATTTGGAAAATTAATGTCTGTAAAATATATTGGTCTTATTCATCTTAATGGTTCGAGTGTAGATATTAATGCAGGTTATGATATTCATCAAATACCATTTTCACCAAATGATAAAATTTGGCATAATATTAGTTATGCTAATTCAGGTGTACGCGCATTTATAGAATTTGCTAATAAAAATAATATTTTTCTTATACTTGAAAATAATCGCGGTACTCTAAATGAATATATGGACTTTAATAAAAAAATAAATGAAAAGTAATAATTGTTATAGTAAACATTCATTGAAATGTTTGATATTTAACTCTATAATCCTTTTAACTATTGACAAATAATCGCCACTATCAAGTGCCAAATTCTCAATTCTTATTTTAATTTGTATAGATTTAGTTTTTAACCATCCAATTTCATTCATAATATGCATCATCTCTATAGATGCATTTGTTGATTGACTTTTTATCTCATCTAATTGTGATTGAATCTGATCATATACGTTTGAATATGTTTTTTTATTTTCCATTATTGAATTATGAAGATGGTAGTCCATATCAATCTTAATTCCAGAAATTCTTATTATTCTAGCACCATTCGATGAGAAAAACATGCTTAAACTTTCGTGTTTTCTGGTAAGTAAACGAATTTGTTTTTTATTGTCTTCGTACTTGTTCAACCAAAATTCGATTACGATTTTCATACGTATTTCTTCCGGAATAGTGAAAAATGTAGGTATGGATGCACGGGAAGCCATTGTTGGTTTCTTCTCGATAGTATAATACTAAATTCAATTTTATCGGTTATTATAAAAAAACAAAAATTTTCACTCACAATACAATCCTTCATCAATCCTCCTTTTTGGCGTCCTCCTCAGTTTTCTCCTCCTCGAACCCCTTTTCCCAAATCTTCTTGTATACCTCATCAATTTCCCAATAAACTCTGTTCAATAAATTTACGATATGATTGAAATGATTGACGTCGTCGTCAACACTCATAGGCTCAGTTTCATAGATATATGCTTCATTATCATTGTTGTACTTAAGAATTCTCAGTATGCTGCTGTACGTATTAGCATACTGTTCTTCAAGATGATTACGAATACCAATGAGATGAGCCATTTGAGCAGCAAGGGCGACAAGGTGTTCGGTCATTTTCAATATGAGGAAAAAATATTCAGTTTTATTTAATATTCTTTTATAAAAATAAGCGATAATATTCTTTTATAAAAATAAGCGATAACATTCATAGTTAATATCTATTATAAATTATATATTATAAAAAAACAAATAATTTCATTCACAACACATTTCATAACACAATTCACAATCCTTCACTGAATTCACGAAGAAGAATTTTTTCGATTTTTTCTTTGACCGAATCCAATTCCCCCAGCCTTGTCGCTATTACTATTAGTTCTTGTCTCAAGTTAATGGCTTGTTGGTTCAGTCTCCCTCTTTCCATCATAAAATGCCCCATAACATGAAAGTCTCCATCATATTGTGCATTCATAACCATGAGGCTTGTGTTTAATTTTGTGAGAAGACTTGTCCTCTCATCAACGTTGAAATCCGGGTCTGTTTGCATTTCTTCAACCAAATTGTGCGCATGTTCACTAACCAATTGTATTCTTCTTGCCAGGGCAACTCGACGAGCCATCACTTGTGAATGCTCTTCCTTCACCCTACAGAGTTGTTTTCTGGCATCCTCAAATTGGTTGAGCCAAATTTCAATTGCAATTTTGTCTTGGATGACAAAGGGAAGGCATTTAACGCGATCGGTCGAAAGAGCAGTCATCACAATATTGGACATGGCTGTGTTTTTCATATAATATATAAAAAAATTCAGTTTTTTATTACATATAGTTTATCGAAGTCATTAAAAAAAATATTCAATTTACTCGCATCTATCAGAAAGTCCTCTCGCCTTGACCATTGCAATCCTCTTACTCCTAATTTCAGCACCACCTGTCATATCCGCAAACACGCTGCTTTCAATCGAAATATATGTCAACTCTAACATCAGCCCCTCCATTTGGCTTTTTGCAACAATGATTTTTTCCTTAAGCGCTTTCACTTCTTTCTCCATCCTGTAAATCCTATCTGCAATCTCTCTCCCATTTGCATAGCTTGTGTTGGAATTAATCGTGTGCATAAATTCTTGTGCACTTCTTTGACGACGACCATCTTCCCATATAAAATTTTCAAGCTGATGCACTTCCATTCTCATCAGTAGTATTTTTTGCACATGCATGTCAATTTTTTCGGCTTGGTTTTCGTACGCATTGAGCCAATGTTCCAACATAATTTTGTTCATGATGTCTTCAGGGAGCACTTCATCGAACAATTTCTTTAGCACTCGCTCGTTCGTCATAGTAGCAGAGTACATTGTTGGCTTTCTCGATAGTATAATAAAAAATTCAATTTTTTTATCAAATATGTATTGTTAATTAATCATTACTCTCATTATTAGTATTATAAAAAACAAATATTTAATTTCCGTACGTACATATAGATTGCAAATCAATAGTGGCAATTCTTTCATTACACATGTCGGTCTCTTTAGTCAAATATGCAAGTTTATTTATATAATTCAATGCAATTTTTCTATCAATGTCCTTTTCATATACATTACCAAGCAGTAACGAACTCCTCTCTTGCAGCCTTTGAATTTCAGCACTGATTATTTGCAATTTAGACAATATAGACTTTCTTTCTTTCTCGTATGTACCTTTTTTTGCAATAGAAATTGTATATGTCATCCCATCAATAGTATCGATATCGAGTTCGATTTGATGTTTTATACGAACTGCAACTCCATGTCCTTCAACCGTTTCATTGTATTCATTAACAAGTTCTTTGCGGTGCTTTGTCAAATCTTCAAATACATTTAACCAATATTCAAGCATTATTTTCTGCTGGATTTCGTGAGGAAGAAGTATTGGCAAAACGGGCACTGATTTAGTTGTTGTGATTATTTTCTTTTTTATTGCTCTCTTTTTTGTTGTGATATAAATCACAAAACCCACAATTATGGCAAGATGCAAGACGAAGTCAGCGAAGGTCATCGGCGGCATAGAGAACGTTGGTTGTTTTCTCATATAGCTATAAAAAAAATTCAATTTTTATTTATCACAATACATACAACTAAGTATAAAAAATAATGATTTAATTTACCAAAATGCAAAATTAATTTCGCCTTTTTTTATTAATGCAATTCTTTTTTTACATAATTCCTTTTCGTTTGTTAAGTGCGCAAATTTTATTATTTCCATCTCAATACTTTTTTTTTCTATTATAGTATTTGTTATTTGTTCGCGTTTGGCATTCATTCTAGAAAACAACTCTTGTTTATTTTCTATATACTTTTCATATGTAGATACAAGCTCTTTTTTTCTTACCGATTCGAATAATTTAATATTCGAAAAACTATCTTTTTTATCACCTTCATCAATTATATTTATTTTTCTTTTATAGTATATAATATTTCGATACATTCTACAATGTTCAGTAGCCATTTCGGAATATGTGTTCATTAGATTGTTAATATTATTTATTATATCTTCATATCTGTTCAACCAATATTCCATTATAATTTTGAATTGGATTTCCTTAGGTAGTTGTATGTCGGTCTCCAATAACATCGTTGTGTTGTTATATGTAAAAAAAAGAATTCAATTTTAATAGATATCTTCACGAAGGCCGCGTGCTTTTATTTTTGTTATTTTGTTTTTGCACATTTCAAACGCACCGATAACATGAACAAGATTGGCAATTTTCAACTCGATTTCTTTTCTTTCCTTAATTAATAAACGAATCACCTCGCACACTTTCATTTTTGAGACAAGCAAATTATTTAGTTCACCATCGTATTGCTCCACCGTCATCAATAATGACAATCGTCGGGGATCTGACTCACCCACAACTGTCTCGGTAGGCAATGCATTATTATGTTCGATGATGCGCAATTCATTTTCTGCGTTCCATATTTTGTCTGAAGCTCGAACCTGACTCCTGCACAGTGTCTCAAAATACCCAACTCTTGCATCAATGCTTTCCGCTTTTTTTTCATAGTGGTTGAACCAGTATTCGATCATTATTTGTATTTCGACGTTCAGTGGGAACGTAACACCCTTTGGAAGGATGAAATCTCTCGGGACAACGAATTTGGACGCTGAGAACATTGTGTGGTTTCTCGTATATGGATTAAAAAAATTCAATTTTATTTTTAAAGTTATACATGTTAATAATAGTTTATAAAGTTATAAATGTCAATAATATTTTATAAAAAAATTAGTTAATTAGCATTATCTTAAGCATTGCGATTTTTTTTGTGTATTTATCCCGCTCATTAATGACATCAGCCAACTTTATAATATACGCTCGGATTTTACTAGGTTCTTGATTCGAATTTAATATTTCAACATTATAATTACTTATCATGTGTGTTATTTTTAATTTTTCCGATGTAAGAGTATCTGCGGTATTTATAAGTTCGGCTCGTTTGGCATCAACTATAGAACCCAATCCCGGAGTTTCTTTTGATATTATATCCAAATACTGTATATTTACGAATGTTTTTTGTAATTTCATATCCAAATTTACAATTTTTAATCTACATTCGTCTAATCGCTTCTTATCCTCTGATTGATTAACCATAAATATTTTTAATCTATTAAGCCAGTGTTCAACCAATATTTTGGATATTAACTCATCTGGAATTTGATTTTTGCGGAGCGACAGTATTATAGTAACGGAGGTCTTTTCGAACGACATTATTTACACAGTATAAAAAACAAATTCATTTTTATTATTGGTTGTTTTAGAAACGGTCTGTCCTCTTTACCCGAAAAATCAATTCTTTATTACGCCCCTTCATTGCATTTTCGAGTTTCTCCCATCCCTGTTTTCTGCAACTATGATTATTTAACAATTTGTATATTATGAACCATCTAATCCTTTTAATTTCCAAAACAAGTGGTTGGAATTCAACATTATACAAATTGGTAACAAAATTATACATTGCCATTGATTCTTCTATAGAGCAAGAAAAATTTGTTTCCAGATATTCCATATTCACGACATTAGCGTTTCTTGCTGCTATTATTGCCGCCAAATCGAGACTTACAAATCTTTGGCAAGTCTTGTATGCTTTTAAAGCATCATCGTAACGAACACAAACCCCATGAAAGATATCGATTATAATTGACATCCTCAACACCCAAAAATCCAGAACAAAGTCCATTATTAGAGCGGGATGCACACTTTGCCTTCGAAAACGCTTGATAAGAAACTTTGTCACGTCGAGTTCCTCGTTTGACATTGCGAGTTTCATATAATAAAAAAAATTCAACTTTTTATTTTTGTATAAATAATTCTAAACGTCATCTGTACTATTAATATTTTTGTAAATGACTTGATTGCTCTCCAAAATATACGCCTGTAGTTCCATCTGGCGCTCCTTTTGTTATTGGATACATAATAGAACATTTTCCATCAATAGAATTATTTTTATCACATTTTGAATGATCATAACCTAATGCATGTCCGACTTCATGTAAAATAACATAACGTCTATACCCATCATTACCATTTAAATTAAGCTTACTTCTTGATACTCCTTTACACCAATTAATAGCATCTATATAAATACAAGGTATTTTGCCTGGCTTAAATACTGTATATGAAAAACGAACATCGCTTTTTTTATCTGCATATTTTTCCAAGAATTCGCGCTCTACTATTTCGATAGTAAAATCAGCTTTACTTAATTGATTTTCTCTTATAAATTCTATTCGTGGCCAAATTGTCTGACGACTTATAATATATTCTGTAGATTCATTAAAATCTTTATAACGAGGATTATTTTTTATATAATATCTTTTTATACTTTTTGATTTTAGTATTTTATTGTTATCGTCATACCATGACTTTGTAAATAATATAAGACCTGTTCCAATAGCTATATATAACAAAGGAACCATTTATAAATAGAGACTATATAACTTACTATATTATTATAAGTACTATTTTATTATGATAACTTAATAATTTGTGAATATAACTTATTATATTATATTTATTGAATAATATATTATATTTTATAACTTACTATATTATATTTATTGAATAATATAATTAATGACTGTATAATAAAAAATAAAAAATATTAATCAAGAAAAATTAACACTTATTGAATAGCTTTCTATGATACTCATTTATTTGCTGGCTTATTATTGCTAGTAATATCTTACAATCATTTACTAGATTTGTCAATCGTATTATTCTTTCATTCAAATTATAGACAGTCAATATTAGTTCGTCGGAAAATATATTCAATGGTATACCATTGAATATCAATAATTCACTGCTCATTGTTTCGAGCTCTTGGATAACATAATTCATTACTGTGTTAGCACATGAATAGTTATGTTCCAATTGCGCGAGATTTCGCGAAATGATCGGAAGAGCAAGATTTATCGACATCTCAATATCAATAAATACAATTCATTTTTTATAATAGTATAAATACACATAATCGAGACTATACTACTAATATCTATAAAAAAATGAATTCTATATTGTATAATAGAAATGGTTGCACACAACCCATATTGGAATTTCATCGCGAGCCACCCCGAGGTGGATTGGGACTGGGAAATAGTTACGCAAAATCCGAATATTACATCGGAGATTGTTGCGAATAACTTATCCTATCCGTGGGACTTTGAATATGTTTCGTCAAATTTGATGGATAATATAACCGCGCAGATGATAATCGACAATCCTGATAAAGAATGGGATTTTCACATATTGTCAATATGGCCGGGAATTACCATCGATTTGGTAATAAAGCTAAAAGATAAAAACTGGCGTCCGCTAATGCTATACATTAATCCTGCGATAAGTATCACGGATATCATTGCACACGCGTATTTATTTCCATACTTTATCCCAAGTATTTCAACACGTAAAGATTTGACGATTGAAACAATCTTTAAATATCCAGATTTTGAATGGTGTTGGAATCCTATTTCATGTCATATAAATACCACATTCGATATTGTGAAGAAATATCCAGAATTGCCTTGGAACTATTTTGTGATGTCGGCAAATAAAAATATAACTTGGGAAATAATTATGGAAAACCAAGATATTCCGTGGGCAATGAATATAGTATCTGCAAATCCTAATATTACGGTAGATATTGTTTTAAATAATCCTAATTTAGATTGGGATTTTGAAATACTATCTGGAAACGAATTGATACCTTTGGCTGATATAAAAAAATCCATTGATATTATCGAATGGGAATTTGATGTAATATCATATAGAACAAATCTTGATTGGGAGATTGTGGAAGAACTCATAGATGAGGACTGGAATTTTTACGTGTTATCTGAAAACGATACGTTATCGTGGGATTTGGTAAGAAAAACAATGAATAAAGAATGGGATTTTAATATACTATCTGACCGGGATGATATCGCATGGGATTTAGTTATCGCGTATCCTCATAGATTGTGGAATTACCCGATATTGTCAAAAAACCCCACAGTAACATTAGAAGCAATAAACAGCACTTACTTTAAAACATGGAATGCTAATGAATTATTTAACAATGTTGAAATACGTAATGGTAATTTGCATAAAGAAATAAAAATGCGATTTAGTGTTTTTGAAGAATTAGGCAGCAATCTTAAATTCAATGGAATTAAAACGTTGATAGATTCTGGTATATTAAGACCTGAACACATCGAAATGTTAAAATTAGCAGCATTGAAAAATCCTTTAATAACACCGCGAATAATAGAAGCAAATAAAGATTATTTCGCTGGCGATATTTCTGCGTTCGCGCATAATACATTATGCAAATTTGCTTATTTCCAATCGGAATATTATCGCAAACACGAAATAAAAAATAGAATAAAACATTTATATAATGAATTGATTGCGCGAGCTTGCCGAACCAGTAGATTATTCGAATGGAATGAAGATGCAAAAAATATATTTCCGGAATACTATGTGGAATATTGTGCAAAAAAATATCATCAATAAAAATAATTTATTTTTTTATGTGTATATTATACTTTGCTCAATACGATATTTCATTTTGCCGGTATTTGACATCAAATACTTCTTTACCGGAATATTTTACCCACAGGTATTGGTAATTGATTTGTATTGTTGTCATTTCGTATGCATCATAAATTTTTTTGAACATATCATTTGTTGACTTTAACAAAGTCTTTAGTTTCAATAACACATCATTTGCATTGTCATTTAAATTTTTCATATGTATAATTTCGCTTGCAATCGAATCCATTCCAAATTTATAATATTCTACAACATTATATAATTCGTTATTGAATAAATTTTTTTTATGTGTTTTATGTAAAAATGTCATTGTTTTATCTGCGTCTAATTCACTGTCAAAATGTGCAAATATTGTTTTTATAATGTCGACATCCCTGGGTCTTGCAGCAAATTTTCTAGTCTGTACGCCCGTTATATGCATCTTAGCTTGATATGCTCTAAATAGGCAAATAATTAATGCATTTATATCATTAGGAAAAATTTCTGTAAATTCCTGTTTTTCCTTTATGTGTATATATAACAAATCATCCTTATCGCGTCTTTCAATTATTGATATCGAATTAATTGTCATTCTCTTGAGATATGTTGCAAATGCATGTGCAGTAATCTCTTCGCATGGCGCTGTATTACCCGTTGATGCTTGCCTACGCATAAATGCTGTGTAGTGCGGATTATCGTAATGTGCATTACTATTTATAATCTTTCCGGTTGTCCAACTAAAAGCAACATTACAATTAGTACACCACATTTGCGAGCATCCTTCTATGCGATTAATATAAATATTACATTTTGGACATTTTTTAAATGTATTATCACTACTAAGTGCAGATACCGTAAGCACGGTATTCGGGTCGCATTCGTGTGCTTCCTTAACTTCTTCGCGGCATTTTGTACATATTTCTTTATTGCATTTATTACATTTATTTCGTATCTGATATCCATCACAATTGCTATCTGTACATTTTACTAATATCATATTAACATCGTTTGTTTGTTCAGTAATAGGTGAACCTGATGCAATTGCACGAATTTCGCGATCTTGTATATCATTGTATGATTCAATAAAACGTCTATAAGCTAATTTCTGTTCTCTGTAATAGAGATGTGTTGAATCGAATACTACATTTTGCACTATTCTATTAGCATCTGGATCGCCCAAATCACATTCCTTTACTTTAATATCCTCGATTAGTCTATTTATTTCATTTATTTGCATAAATAAAATTTTTGATATTTTTTTAAATTTATCGACCTTTTCTTTGTATTGGATGAAATATTTTCCCCACTTATTTATATTGTCAGCAAGAAGAAATCTTTTTACTGTCGGGGTTATTACTTTTATAACAAACCCTTTTGAAAACTTTTCAACAAGAACTTCCCGAGTAAATACAATTTCGCAGTTTATGCAATATGGACTTGTTATAATAGATGAAATTACTTTTTTATAGCATTCTTTACAAGCTGAGTAATCACATGCATTACAAGTTATTTTTACCCGTAATTTTGCTGTGTATTTTTCTGTGCAAACAGAGCATTCGTTTTCTTCGTTTTCCATTGCTTTCGATTGGTTATTTCTCTTTCTATAATTAAAAATATCTTTTCATTTTTATTATTCGCAAAGTTTATATTATAAATCAAAGTTTATTATAAATCAAAGTTTATTATAAATCAAAGTATATTATAAATAAAAGTATAATTTATTATACCCAATTTTATTATTGCTATTATATAGATAAAATGTCTAGTGTATATTTTCGTTCAATATGGAACACAAATAATTTATTTATAAAAAATGGTGCTATTAATACACCTAGTTATAATACCGTAGATCAGAATAATTTGATTGCAGAATATGGTCAAATATTATTTAATTCAACTACAAATACAGTAAATTTTTTTAGTAATACAGGTACTTGGAATCCTATTGTTCCTACTAATAATATTACAATAGGAAATTTAAATTTTAATAACAATACAATTAGCTCAACAACTGGCGATATAATACTTTATCCAAATTCTGCAGTTGTAAAAATAACAGGCGCTCTTAATATGCAAACTAATAATATAATAAATGTAGGAACAATAAATACACTTGCATTACCAACGAGTACATTTGTCGGAATTAATGATTCGCAAGTACTTACAAATAAAACAATTAATGGCTCGCAATTAGTAAATAATTCTGTAAGTCTTGCTAAGATGTCTACATTAACTGCTAATTCTATTATAGGAAATAATACCGGGGTTTCTGCAACGCCTTTAGCTCTTGATGTTAATAATGTAAGAGCAATGTTATTTCTTAATTTGGTAGAAAATATATCTTTATCGACTTGGGGAGGGAGTATTTATCTTAATACTGTAGCGCCAGGAGCTATTAGTCTCGCAGAAATGGCTAATCTATCTGCAAATACTATTATAGGAAATAATACCGGGGTATCTGCAACGCCTATCGCTCTTAGTGTTTCTAATGTAAAAACAATGCTTGGCCTTGACAATAATCTCACAATAGGAAATTTAAATTTTAATAATAACACTATTAGCTCAACAACTGGCGATGTGAATATTATACCATTATCTAAAACTATTAATTTTTCATTAGATACTATAAATTTAAACCCAGGTTTGTATAATCAAGTACTTATACAAACAACACCAACAGTATCATCATTAAGTATACAGTCTCCATCATTTATAGAAATTATAACTACAGGTTCGCCTGGTACCATTTATTTTACTTCTACAGCAATAATTAGTGAAACTAAATATTTTTCTTCTTTTCAAGACGATTATAATAGTATAAGTCAAAATAGTGTAAATATACAAGCAGGCGGAACACATATTATGTTCAATCATAATAATAAAATGTCGATTACTCTTAATAATGGTGCATCATATTTAGAAATAATAGGAACTCTTGATATGAAAACTAATAATATAATAAATGTAGGAACAATAAATACATTTGCATTACCCACGAGTACATTTGTCGGAATTAATGATTCGCAAGTACTTACAAATAAAACAATTAATGGCTCGCAATTAGTAGATAATTCCGTAAGTCTCTCTAAAATGTCTACATTAACTGCTAATTCTATTATAGGAAATAATACCGGGGTATCTGCAACGCCTATTGCTCTTAATGTTAGTCAAGTACGGTCGTTATTATCTGTTAATCTTGTAGAAAATCAATCTTTATCGTCTTGGACAGGAAACAATGCCATTATTATGGTAGGTAATGTTGCTTCTGGAAATTTAGTGGCTGGGTTTGGCACTATAAATTGTGGAGCTATAACAAGCGATAGCATAACTGCCAAAACAACAAATAGCAATTTAACTTTAAATGGCAATGGTACGGGAACAGTTAATACTAATGCTCCATATATTTACATTGCTAATAACAGAATTGATACCGATACTTCTATTTCATTAGATGGCACAACAGTAACAAAATCAAGATATGTAGCTTGTTATCAAAATGCTGTTCATAAATTAGGGTTTGGATTGGCGGCAAGTAGTTATTTTTTCATATGGGATAATGTAAATGCTAGAGACCTTTTTCAAGCATCTATTCTTAATGGAAATATTCGATTTCCTACATATACAACAGATGGCATGTTGAAAATTGTTGGTGGTACAGTAACGGTAGATACGAATTTTACTACCAGCACTAATAATATTAACTGTAATTCTATAACATCTAATTCAACAGTTCTACTTTTAAATGGAACTGGTGTAAATGCTAATGTTGCCACCAATAATAGTACTTTCCTTGTAAGTTCAACGGTTGTCAGTAGTGACAGTTATGTTGGTATTAATGGTCCTACAACAACAAATGGCCGTTATATAGCCTGTTATCAAGCCGGGGCTTATAGGTGTGGTTTTGGCCTTTCTGGTACCTCTTATTTCTTTGTTAATAATGGCAGTAGTGGTACTGATTTACTAATGATTTCAATGGCAGGAGGAGGCCAATGTGTACGTCTTCCAACATATTCATCTCTAGGAACTATGCAAGTTTCTGCTAATGGCACTCTTAGTAGTTCTTCAGATAGACGATTAAAGCACAACGAAGAAATTTTAATTCCTTCTAATTCCTTAGAACAAATAATGAACTTACAACCAAAAACATTCACCTGGAATGATGATAAGGATAATAGAATAAATATAGGTTTTATTGCTCAAGATGTAGAAACAGCAATACCAGAAGCTATAGATGGCAAAAAATATGAATTCGAATTCATTCGAGATGGAGTATCTCAAGGAGTTGAGGGAACTGTACGCGTAGATGAAGAAGGAAAACCGGTATTAGATTATACTAAGCCCCGTTATCGAGGTCTAAATCAGTGTGCTATATTGGCCGTACTAGTGAGTGCATTTCAAGAATTACATAATAATATAAACATTAAATTATCTTCTATTGAAAACAGACTAACAGTATTAGAGACTGTTATAAATAATAGTTAATTTTGTATTATTATACAATTATTATACAATTATTATATTATAAAAAATAATGTACTATTATAAAATAATGTACTATTATAAAATAATCTATTATAAAAAATAAATTAGTTGTTTATTTATATTTTGAACACTCTTGCAAATATTCTTCCGGAAAATCTTCCGCGGCACCTTCATTCCACTGATACAAGCGCGCGGGCGTACAAGCTCGCTGTATGAGTTCGCAATATATCGCGGAATGCATTTGTGCAGTCATTCTTTTTTTATATATACGTGATTGAAAATAATCATTATAATTTAGTTTGTTATATTGAAAATTTTTTAATATTGTATAAAAAGTGTCAATATTTTCATTTATTATCTTTGGCGTAATATTTGCATTTGATATTAACTCAATAAACACCCAATCTGTATCGGGATTTTCTATTATTATATTCCAAGTAATATTAATGTTGAATGATATAAAATAGTAACTCCAATTATGCTGTGGATTTTCTTTCATTATTTTAAATGTAATATTTGGATTTAATGATAATAAACCGTAGCTCCAATCATACTCTGGGTTTTCACAAACATTTTCCCAAGATGCATTTATATTATTTGAAAATCGTTTAAAGTCCCATGGTTTGTCTAAATTTGCTTTAATTATTTTCCATGTAATATTAGGATTACATGAAAGCCGCGTATAATCCCATTTTTTATCTGGATTTGCTTGAACTATATCCCATGTTATATTTAAATTACTTGAAAGCAGTGAATAGTCCCAAGGTATATCCGGATTATTTATTACAGTTTCCCATGTTATGGTAGAATTTTGCGAAAGGAATTCATACGACCAATTCTTATCTGGGTTTGCCTTTACTATATCCAATGTAATATTTGGGTTATATGATAATCTTGTATAATCCCATTTTTTATCTGGGTTTGCTTGAACTATTTCCCAAGTAATATTAGGATTACGTGAAAGCCATTTATAACGCCATGGTTTATCAGGGTTTGCTTGAACTATATCCCATGTAATATTTGGATTTTGTGAAATGATACTATAATCCCAACTTTTATTAGGGTATGATTGTATTAATTCCCAATATGGATTGCGTGGCATTTATGGAATAATAGAGTATTAATATAAATTAAATTGTTTTCATTTTTTATAGTAATAATTGTGCTGTATTAATCATTTCCATAAGGTATAATATAAAAATGAATTTGTTAATTTATATATATTACAAATGACTAAAAATACCTTTTGGGAATTTGTTTGTGAAAATCCAGAAATACTATCACAGGCGATGTGTTTGACAATAAATCCAAATGTTTCATTAAAGTTAATACTTGAAAACAAAGATATTAACTGGAATAGAACAATTTTATTATCAAACCCTAGTATATCATGGGAAGATATACTAAATACGTTAGATCAAGAATGGACATATATTGAAATATCCAGAAATACAAACATCACTTGGAAAATAGCACAAGAAAATACATTTAATGTATGGGATTATTTTACTATATCTAGTCACCCTTCGACTACTTGGAAAATAGTAAAAAATAATCCAACAATTCATTGGAGTACATATGGTTTATCAATAAATCCAAATATAACAATAGATATAGTAAATGAAAACCCGAATAGATGTTGGGATTATTTCAATCTTTCTAGTAACATTAGTATAACTTGGAATGATATAATATCAAACCCAGATAGACCATGGTGCTATACAAGATTATCATATAACCCAAATATTACATTGGATATAGTAAAGGCAAACCCTGATAAGCATTGGTGTAAATTTAATGTTTCGCGAAACATTAATGTAACTTGGGAAATTATTCAAGCTAATCCCGATTACAAATGGAATTATTCTGCAGTGTCAATAAATCCAAATATTACATGGGATATAGTAATAGCAAATATTGATAAAGATTGGGATTTTAATGCTTTATTAATAAATCCTAATATTACACCATACATAATTAGAAACAATAGAAGTTATTTTCCAAAAAGTTTAGAAAAATTTGCACATAACCAACTAAATCACCACGAATATTTTCAATCACGTCCATATAAAAAAAGAATGACCGCGCAAATGCATTCCGCGATATATTGCGAACTCATACAGCGAGCTTGTACGCCTGCGCGCTTGTATCAGTGGAATGAAGGTGCCGCGGAAGATTTTCCGGAAGAATATTTGCAAGAGTGTGCAAAGTATAAATAAAACAACTAATTTTATTTTTATAAAGCAACTAATTTATTTTTATAAAACAACTAATTTTATTTTTATAAAACAACTAATTTTATTTATAAAACAACTAATTTATTTTTTATAGTAATTCATAAACGCGGGTTAAATATTCTATAAAAAAATGAATAATTAAATACGTTAATTGACAGAATGGAAGCATTCATTCGTTTCCAGATAAACAATGTGTATCGGCGAATTCAAAACATCGAAAACACAAGGCAAATAATCAGAAACGACTATTACGATGCTCTCAATAACGAAGAAACGCTCGAATTGATTCTTTCTTATGAAAAATCATTAAAATACTACAATAGATATATCAGATATCTCTACTCGGAAATACGTTTTTGGGAAATGCGAATAATATTTCCAGCAACAGGATCCAGTTGATGATATTATTTTTTATAGTTGTGCCTCTAATGCGATAACTCTATTTGTTAATTCTTGTACTGCTGAAACTAAAGTAGATAATATAGCGCACTGATCAAGACCGCGATAACGAGGTCTATCGTAGTCAAGTACAGGGTTGCCTTCTTCGTCTACGCGTATAGTTCCATCTACTCCTTGACTAGCTCCATCGCGAATAAATTCATATTCGTATTTTTTTCCATCAATCGCTTCTGGTATAACAGCTTCAACATCTTGTGCAATAAATCCAATATTTGTTCTATCTTCATCATTTTTCCATACATATTTTTTTGGTTGCAAGTTCATTATTTTTTGTAAAGAAACAGCAGTATTTAAAACTTCTTCATCTTTTTTTAAGCGTCTATCTGAACTTACTGCAAGAGTACCATTACTTGATGTAGTAGTTAAAGTTCCGTTAGTTGTGTATGTAGGAAATCTAGCACAATTGCCAGCACCAAATGCCAAACGGAACATATCAGTCGCAAAAGCTGAATCATATACAAACCAATAATTCGAAGCAACTATTCCTAAAGTTGCTCTTGGTGCTAAATTTTGATTAAAAGATAAATATCTTGTACCAGTAGTTGTTGTACCATTCAAAGAAATAATAGAATCTGTAGCACCAGAGTTTACTGTAAAATTTACCATAGATGTTATAGCGGCAGGTCCTGTCCATGTTGTTATTTTTATATTATCAACATTATTAATAGATAACATTGTTTTTACAGCACTGGTTGATAAAGCCAATGGAGTTGCAGCTGCACCTCCATCATTTCCAATAATACTACTTGCAGCTAATGTAGACATCTTAGCAAGTGTGACGGTTCCATTTATCAACTGTGATGCATTTATTGTTTTATTAGTAATTGTTTGAAAATCATTGATTCCAACAAATGCGCTAGTTGGCATAGCATATGTATTGATAGACCCAATATTTTGTATAGAATTAGTTTTCATATCTAGCGGACCCCATATTTCTACTGTACTTAATCCACCATTTGGTGTAATTGGAATTATACCGGTACTAGTAATACCAGATGAAGAAAATGTCATAGTACCAACAGTTAAAGACGATAATGTGCCTATTGTTGTTATAGAAGTGGAACCTGTCCATGTACTTAAAGCAGTGTTTTGTACATTATTAAGGGCCAATAATGTTTTTGTTTGTGTTGCTGTAAGGGCAATTGGTGCTGAATTAGTTCCTGTATTATTTCCCATAATAGAATTAGCTGCAAAATTTGCCATTTTTGCAAGTGTTACAGAACCCGCTGCTATAGTAGTAGCAAATGAACTAACTCCCGAGCCTGTTACATCGCCTGTTAAAGTTATAGTTCCGGTTGTAAGTCCTAACATTGTTCTTACATCATTTGCAGTTAGAGCAATAGGCGTTGCAGATACCCCGGTATTATTTCCTATAATAGAATTAGCTGCAAAATTTGCCATTTTTGCAAGTGTAACAGAACCTGCTGCAATAGTAGTTGCAAATGAACCAGTACCAGAACCAGTAACATCGCCGGTAAGTGTAACTGTACTGGACACGACACCAATCATATTTTTTACTTCATCTATTGTAAGAGCGATAGGCGTTGCAGATACCCCGGTATTATTTCCTATAATAGTATTTGCAGTTAATGTAGACATCTTAGCGAGACTTACAGAATTATTTACTAATTGCGAGCCATTAATTGTTTTATTTGTAAGTACTTGCGAATCATCAATTCCGACAAATGTACTCGTGGGTAATGCAAGTGTATTTATTGTTCCTACATTTATTATATTA